TCAAATACATCACGTATGACGAATAAATCTTGTATAGGACGTATAGTAATATTAATCACGAGTTCATTATATTGAAGGGCGATTAAAGGGAATGCACATCTACTATCCAGTGTGAACCAAGTATTGATAGGAACATATATTTGGCGTCCGCGAATAGAAGGTTCTGTTCCCGCATTCGTAGTTGAGTTCGTGGCAAATGCAGTAGGATATAAAGAGGAGAATACTTCGCGATTTGCGGGGTCTGTCAATTCTACAGTATTTCCGATCATTTTATCGATTAGGTCTCGTTTCTCTTTGCTAAAATCGCGTTCAATCATGGCTTTCAGATATTGTCCCGAATATCGTTGTAGTGTTAGAGAACCGCATGTGATTGTGATTTCGCTAATCATTTGAATCCCCAATTCTTTTATCCATTTAAAATCGTATGGAGACCAATTATTACTCGTTTGAGGGCAAGGATACATGAGAGGACTCCATATATTAGGGAGGGTCACCGCTAAATAAGTATCCATCAAAAGGTCTGCATTACGAGGAACTTTGAAGGATAGCATAGTAGAGGTAGTCAGATTCAAACTACGATTACCCGTATAATCAATCCGGAATTTTTGTAGTCCGAAATTCGTATATTTAGAATATGTGACTTTGAAAAACGTTTTGGATGGGTTTCCAGTGAGTATGATATTATTATTCCCATTTGCAATAATATTTAGCAAACCACCAGCCATATTATACTATATGACTATTAAATTCTATATATTTATTCTATTTTTTATTTATATCAATCAATATATTAACTAATGGATATTTATCGTAAAATAATAATAATCTGTATAATATTAATAACGACGTATATTTTATATAAATTATTCAATAGTAGAAAAGAAATTATTCGTAAATTCGAACAAGAAAAAATAGACGAAAAAAAAGAGAATCCCCATGCCGAGGGTTTTCAAAAAAAGGTAACCCCTAATATCGAGGGTTTTCAAAAAAAGGTAACCCCTAATATCGAGGGTTTTCAAAAAAAGGTAACCCCTAATATCGAGGGTTTTCAAGATCCCATAGTAGAATCCATCAGTAAAACAAACACCGTGACAACCACTCTTACCTCCTCTGATTTTTCAAAAATAAAATCCCCCGACTATAAAAACCCATCTAAATCTCTTTCTATATGTCAATACGCCATAAAAGCGTCCTATCAAACCGCATGGGATGGCCAAGATGTCTCACAAGATATGATTCAATATGTCCTTCGACGCGGATGCCGCTGGCTACAGTTCGACGTTTTCTGGGACTATCCTTCCGGTGCAGTGTCCCAAAAATCGAACTCCTATACCGGCGTAGTGTCATATACAACCGACCCCGCATACCTATTAGGAGGGGTATCCAAATTGGCCATCAGCGATGTCTTCAATCTAATCTCGCAAAACGCATTTACAAATACACCCAATAGCGGCGACCCCCTTTTCATCCAATTAACACCGAAATATATAGACCCGCCCGATACCCCCGGTAATATGTCATATAGGTCGAATTTATATGGGGCCATCGCGCATTCCATCATAAGCCAATTTTTGACCTCGCGTATTTATTTCGGGTCGCTAGACCCGAATACGTCTATCCAAAAACTCATGGGGAAAGTCGTCTTCATCATCGATAACACGGTTGCTCCCCTTTATGCGACGAAAACCTATTGTAATATCGCGTTCCCCGATTCGAAACAGGACCCCGAAAAGATGGAGAAATGTTACGAATTGATGACGTATATGAATGCGGTGAATAACGATAAAGTAAAAATGCGGACTTATACTTATGGGACAATAAAGGATATGTCAAATATTACATTGCAGATAAATGTGGATAATGTGAATAATTATAATGTAAATACTAGTACTATAGGACAGGTTCTTCCGATGGAGAAGAAGAATAAAACGGATAAGGCGGATAGTATTCGCCTTGCGAATATGGATTCGCGGGGAATGTATCAGAATTATAGTATGAATATAGTGCCGATGATGTATTGGATATATGACTTACCGCTGAAACGGGATGAGGCGATCTATAATACGCGCGGGTCTGCGATTGCACCTCTTTCGTATATATATAAATATATAGCGGATAATCCGATTTAATGTGTCGATTTAATGTGTCGATTTAATGTGCCGATTTAATGTGTCATATAGGAATATTTTCTATATGACTAACCACGTAGGTATATTATATATTCATATATAAATGAGCCAATCCGAGAAAGAAGCAATGGGCAAATATAAAAAGAAATACAACACCGAACTATGTGACAATAAAATGGATTTTCAAGAATGCGAATTAGCGATTCTACGCGCCGCCGTCGACGAAACCGAAAAAGTGGTCGGAAAGAAAATCGCAAATAGCGAGGATGTAAAACGTATGATTATCATTTTAGAAAATTTCCTTATAAAGAAAAAACTCGTATGTTACGGCGGTACGGCGATTAATAATATCTTGCCGAAATACGCCCAATTTTATAACCGCGACGTCGAAATCCCCGATTACGATTTCTTTTCGGATAATGCAATGGCCGATGCCAAAGAATTAGCCGATATTTACTATAAGGCAGGGTATATCGAAGTCGAGGCGAAATCGGGTATGCATGTAGGTACATTCAAGGTCTACGTCAATTTCATTCCGATGGCGGATATTACCATGCTCAATCCAGTCATATATAAGAATGTTCAGAAGGAGGCCATTACGATTGCGGGAATCAAGTACGCGCCCCCCGATTATTTGCGCATGGCCATGTTTCTCGAATTATCGCGCCCTGCTGGGGATGTGAGCCGGTGGGAGAAAGTTCTCAAACGTCTGACTCTATTGAACGACCATTATCCCTTGAAAAACCCCTTTAACTGCGGTTCGGTCGATTTCCAACGTAGTAATTTGGCGGGGAATTTAGGCGAGCGGATTTATTATTTGGTCCGCGATTCGTTTATTGAACAGGGGGTCATCTTTTTCGGCGGATATGCCGCGTCCCTCTATTCGAAATATATGCCGGAAAAGGAGGGGAAGTTAGTGAAGAAGGTCCCCGATTTCGATGTCCTATGTGACGAACCGGAGAAGTGCGCGATGATCACAAAGGAGAAATTAGAAGCCGCGGGGATTCGCAATATAACGACGATTGTACACGCCGAGATTGGCGAGATTATCCCTATGCATATAGAAATCCAGGTGAACGGGAAATCCGTCGCCTTCATCTATGTGCCCGTCGCCTGCCATAATTATAATACGATTGAAATCGCGGGGAAAGAGATTAATGTCGCTACGATAGATACTATGTTATCCTTTTATTTGGCGTTTATATATGCGGATAAGCCGTATTATACGAAAGACCGTATCCTCTGTATGTCCAAATTCTTGTTTGAAATGGAGCAGAAAAACCGGTTAGAACAGAAGGGGCTACTCAAACGGTTTAGTATAAAATGCTATGGGAAACAACCGTCGTTGGAAGATATTCGCGCGGAAAAAACGGAGATGTTTAAAAAACTGGCGAAAAAGAAAAATACCGCGGAATATGAAATGTGGTTTTTGAAATATAATCCGGGGGTCGATAAAAACGGTCTACCGAAAAAATCCAAAAAAGAAATCCGCGAATCTATCGAAAAGATGGATTTTCTTCCGAAAGTCCAGAGTTTGAAATATTCCGCGAATTATAAAAAACAAATAGAAGAAGAACGAAAAGAAGGAAAACAAAAAGATAAAACGAAATCTTCTATGGGACAAATCGCAGAAGAAAAAACAAGAGAAGAACAACAAACATCACAAGAACAAACATCACAAGAACAACAAACATCACAAGAACAAATATCACAAGAACAACAATCAGAACAACAAACACAAGAACAAACAATAAGAGAAAGGCCACAACAGAAGAAACAAAGAAAAAGATTTTTTAGAAAAACGAAAAAGAGAGGAGGTCCGAAAAAATTTAAAAGAAGATCTTTGAAATTATTTGGTAAAAGGGGGGATTTCCTATTTTAAGTAGGGAAACCAAGGTTTCCCCTACGACCCCATCCTTCCG